GCTCTTCTTACGGTCTGTTTGTTTCCAACGGTATTCTATTCAATCATGAATCTCCTCGGCGTGGACTCAACTTTGTAACTAATAAGATTGTGGTAGGTGCTGTAGACATCTTCAGGAATAAGAAAGACAGACTCCCTCTAGGTAATCTTGATGCCTCTAGAGACTGGGGCCATGCAAAAGATTATGTAAGAGCGATGTGGATGATGCTACAGCATGACGAGCCAGATGATTTCGTTTGTTCTATGGGAGAATCCCACACCGTGAGAGACTTATGCGAAAGAGTTTTTACTAAGCTACGCCTGTCCTACGAGGATTATGTAGTAGTAGATTCTAAGTTCTTCCGCCCTACGGAACTCCATGACCTTAAGGGTGATTGCTCCAAACTAAAGGAAACCTTGGGATGGGAGCCTAATTACACATTTAAGGATATGGTTGATGAAATGGTGGATGCGCGTCTATAATATGCCATGATTACTGTAAACCTAGAGTCTACCCCAGAGATATACGATGATTATAAGTTGGGCCTAAACCTACTTAAACAGGCAACAGAGGAACACTATGAATACCCTGAAGATGTCACACTCTTCCATGTGTATACAGAAGTTCGTACTCCTAAAGAGTTGCTTGCTATCAAGTCCTACTTGGCGACTCAAAATTTAAGTAAGACAAAGTTGATCGTCTGGTCTGATTATGATATTTCAGATCAAGAGAATATTCAACCCTACAAAGATTTTGTGGACTTCAGAGTGTACAACGCCAAAGAACTCGCTCAAGGAACCCCTTTGGAAGGTGTAGAAAGCCACCTAAACACTGGTGGGGATCGTAACCACTGGATGAGTAGTGGGGTTATGCGCTTTCTAGTGTTGTATAAGTTTGGAGGAATCTACTATGACATGGATATGGTTCTTCTAAGAGACTTTAAGCCTATTCTGTCGCAAGATTTTGCTTATCAATGGGGAGGTTCTACCGACTTCGCTAAGGAGCGTAGGTGGGAAGATGATTGCTTCGGCCCCTGTGCAGCTTTGTTAGGTGCAGTTAAGGGTAGCCAATTTATTGAAGATTGTATGGAGAGGCTAGTCGCAACTCCTCCAACAGGTGGAACGTGTTACGATGAAGATATGTTATCGTATGTTTATGCTAAGAGACCCTTTACTGTTTTTCCCTCATCCTTTTTTAATACAGAATGGTTAATTAGTAAAACTGACAAGCCCCTTTCTCAAGCACTTGATTCTCAATGGTTTGATTCTCCTCTGCAAGATTTTAATCACTTGTTTTTAGAGGCATTCTCTTGGCATTGGCACAACTCTAGCAATAGAAATAAAACAGTGGTAAAGGGGTCTAAGTTTGATATGCTTGAAACACTTATGACAGCACGGCTGCGGGAGAGGAACATTATATGAGAGTAAAATACATTAAACTAAACCCTAATGCAGTGCTTCCCCGGAAAGGAACGGAGAGAGCGGCTGCGTATGATTTGATAGCTATTGAAGATGCGTATATTCCTGTAGGGGAAACCGTTCTAGTAGGGACTGGTCTGGCGATGGAAATTCCTGAAGGTTGGAAGGGAGAGGTATACTCAAGAAGTGGGTTGGCTTCTCAAGGAATTGTAGTTGCTAACTCCCCCGGAAAAATTGATTCAGACTATCGGGGAGAGATTAAAGTCCTTCTTAGAAACAACCGTGTAACTGATCTGGTGGGGATTAAGAAAGGGGATCGCATCGCCCAGTTTGAAATTAACCCTGTTCATGACATTGAGTTTGAAGAGTCTGACAATTTAGATTTTACTTCTAGAGGAGTTCAAGGGTTTGGCTCAACGGGTAAGTAAACAAAAGATCGTGCTTTGCATGATCGTTAAAAACGAAGCAGAAGTTATCGAAAGATGTTTTGATTCGGTGCGCTCTTTTGTGGATGAGTATGTGATTTGTGATACAGGCTCCACAGATGGAACGCAGGAGGTCATGAAGAATTACTGGAAGAAGCACAAACTCAAGGGAGAGGTGCATGATCGTCCATGGGTTTCGTTCTGCCATAACCGACAGGAAGCTTTTGATCTAGGTAAGGGGAGAGGAGACTACATTATGACCATTGATGCTGATGAAGTCTTTGCTCCTTTCGAAAATAACAGTGCCCACCTAACTAAGAAAGTAATCGCACTGCCTCACTTAAATGCAGATAGGGTAGAAGTTATAACCTCTTACAGTTCCATCCAGTATAACAGAACTCAACTTTACAAAGATGGGCTAAAGTGGAAGTGGAATTGGCCCATTCATGAAGTGTGTGGGGCCGCTGATGAAACTACAATGGAGTGCTTAAAAAACGCTTGCGTGGTTCCTAACTCAGACGGAGCAAGAGCCGCAGATCCTCAACGATACAAGCGTGATGCTCTAGTATTTGAGGAGTGGCTCCTAGACAGGCCAGAGGACGCGAGAGGGTGGTTTTACTTAGCGCAGTCATACCGTGATTCAGGAGAGCCAAAGAAAGCTATTGAACCTCTTAAGAAATGCATTAAATATAGCGGCTGGGATGAGGAGATTTATCTAGCGGCTTTACGAATCGGGCGGTATAAAATGGAAGCAGGGGAGTCTTTCGTGAATGTGATGGACGATTTCTTCACAGCGTACAATTACCGTCCTCACCGATTGGAAGCGTTGCATCCTATTGTCGCTTACTATCGAGCCAAAGACCAATACCATACCGCCATCCTGTTAGGGGAGAATGCTTTGAAGCTTCCTTTCCCTGCGGATCGTTTGTTTGTGGAACCAGACGTTTACGAGTGGAGACTGCGGGATGAGTTGGGAGTTGCTTACTATTGGGTGGGTAGGTATGCAAAATCTATTAGAATTATTAAAGAAGCTTTAGAGAATCCTAGAGCTAATATCCCTGAAGGGGATAGAGAACGATTGCAGAAAAATATCCAATTTGCTGAGGAGGCATTAAATGAACAGAAGACAGAGAGTTGAGTACCTGTGGCTTGATGGACGGGATCCATTACCCAAAGTAAGAAGTAAGACGCGCTACCTTAATCCCCAAGAACACATTATTGTTCCGTGTTGGAATTTTGATGGAGGTTCTACCGAGCAGGGGACACTAGAAGATTCGGATAGGATGTTGCGTCCTGTTAGAACTTACACCGACCCCTTTAATGAGGGGGGCTTGTTAGCATTTTGTGAAGTCTGCTACTATGGTGGGGTGCCGCACGAATCCAATACCCGAACGCACTTGGAACGCCTCACTAAAGATGTGGAAGGAATCCTCGTAGGGTTTGAGCAAGAAGTTACCTTCATTAACCCTACCGACTATAAACCACTAGGTCTCCTCCTCAGCCCCCAAGCTCAGGGACAATATTATTGTGGCGCAGGTTGCATGAATGTAATCGGTAGATCTATCATGGAAGAGTTTGAAAAGAAATTGTTAGCAGCGGGGATTGAGATTGATGGCATTAACGCTGAGGTTATGCCGGGACAATGGGAATGGCAAACTGCTGCTCAAGGCCCTCTTAAGACCTCAGATGATTTGTGGGTTTCTCGTTACATCTTAGACAGAGTGTCGGAGTACAATCCAGTTATTGTTTCTTATGATCCTAAGCCGCACCCCGAGTTTAACGGAGCAGGTTGTCACACTAATTTCTCTACCGCCAAGATGCGGGAGTCGTTTGATGTAGACGATTATGAAGAGCTTGCCGTGCATCTCGAAACTGATCACGCTGAACACATTAAAGTGTGTGGCGCAGGGATCGAGAAGCGCATGACTGGGGACTGTGAAACTTCGGACTACAAGAAGTTCAGTCTAGCTGTGGCAGACAGAGGTGCGTCAATTCGCATTCCCAAAAGAGTCAAGGACGAAGGTGAGGGGTACTTCGAAGACCGCAGACCTTGTGCAAACATTGACCCGTATAAGGTACTTTATTCACTAATCTCTTCGGTAAAAAAGTCAAGCCTTCTATAATAGCGTATGGATAATGCTGTACTCAACAGGCTGAAAAACGCTGGTTTGTTATCGGAACAAGTCCCCGATTTAGGATTTGTAAGCACAGGGAGCTACGCTCTTAACAAGATTATTTCGGGTAAGTATACCAAGGGTATCCCTATCGGTATGATTACTCAGTTCCATGGGGAAGCGTCCACAGCCAAAACTGTGTTCGGCACTCACATCCTCAAGGAGGCGCAAACATTGGGCCACTACACCATGATGGTGGATAGTGAAAATGCGTACAACCCTGAGTTTGCTTCTCATCTGGGAATTGATCCTAAGAAGTTGATTTACGCTGCGCCTGAAACTTTGGAAGACTGCTTTCAAGTTATCGAGGATACAATTAAGGCTATCAGAGAAACTGACTCTGACACACCGATTGTTGTTGTCTACGATAGTATTGCAGTCTCACCTTCAAAAGCAGAGTATGAAGCTGAGGGGTATGAGGGAAATAATATGCAAGGGGCTATCCGTGCTAAGTCCACGGGAGCGTGTTTGCGAAAGATCAATCCGTTGATGAGAAAATATAAAGTTGCTCTCGTCATCATTAACCAAATTAGAAATAAAGTTGGCGTAATGTACGGAAGTCCCGACACGAT